GGCCTAGAATATATTATGAATAGAGTTAGTGACGTTGAAGGAATTGCTATTTGTAAATTAACTCATGACGATATTCAACGAAATGACGTTGTTGCGAGATTTTTGAGGGCTATTGAAGAATGATCTACACTTACCGATGTTATGACTGTGAGCACGAGTTCGATGCGTCTCAAAGTATAAAAGACGCCCCGTTAAAGAAGTGCCCAAACTGTAAACACCTTTCTATTGAGAGAGTTATATATCCTCCAATAATTTTCTCAAAAAGAGAGCCGACAACCATTGGTCAATTAGCTGATCGCAATGCTAAAAAGCTTGGCAAGGCAGAGATTTCCGAAAGGGAAAATAAAAGGAAAGCCGAAAATAAGCCAGCAATGGATCAAGCTAGAGTGGAATTGAATAGAAAATTGGCCTCAAAAACAGAAGCTCAGAAGCAAAGGTATATTGAAGATGGAAGAATTTGATTTCAAGATGAATAAAGAAAAGCCAATTGAAGAATCTACTTTTGTCTACTATGATAAAGATGGTAACGTCTGCGATAATCGTAGTGATGCATATTTAATCGTGTCTATTCCAGTAAATTCAAGAAGGAAGCGGAACAGATATTACCTTTTCGTAAATGAAAAGGGAATACTAGATCCTAAGACTACGACTAAGGTAAAAAAAGAAGCAGCAACAACTAGGCTCTACAACGAAATCGTTGGAGAAAACTATCTTAAGTATCTGCAGACTAAAAGAGATTCTTATTTTGAATTAGCTAGGAGAAGAATTAATGGCTAAGAAGACTATTAAATTGACATCGATTGAGGCGTTTTACATAGAGCATAATCCAGATAAAAGTCCAGAACAATTGGCTTTGGAAATAAAAAAACCAGCAGACCTGATCAGAAAGCATCTCAAAAAAATAAAGCCTAAAGAAACTCCTCAGGTTACTGAAGATGGAATTCCGATTCCAAAAGCTGGTGACTTTTTTGTTAGGAATAAAAGATATGGCGTCACTGTAATGACGAAGCAAGCAGCCGAAATATCTGACGAACATAGGAGATCAAATGCCATCAAGCAAAATCAAAGCGGATTCATCAGACCAGCAAAGCGGGAAGACGCATAAATCAATCTTTAAAGAGGGTTATGTAACAGAAGCCTGCTATATTGTTGAAGTGCTCTTCCAAAAGAGATCTGAAATTTTTAATAGCGGCAAATATCCCGAAAATTTTTGGAACTTACCAAAATATAAAGGTCAATTTACTGGCCAAATTATACAAGCGAATAAGCTACTAAAGCTTTACTCTGGTCAGTCGATAATTAGGGCGTTGAATTCCCCTAAATCGAAGGGAGTGATCAAGCTTCAAGACGATAAGCTGATTCGAATCATTAGAGAGTTTGAGCGAGATAAAACAGAAACAGAAATCGTCGTTGTAGAACAAAAGGCGGCGGAAGTAGCTAAGCCATTTTCTAGAACAATAAACAAGTTGAAAGATCTATAATGGCAAAAGAAAAAAGTAAACCTAAGGACGCACTAGAAACACAGTTTGGTAGAGTCATTTCATTTGGAAATGAGCTATTGAATAAGAAGAAGAATCTTGCATCAATCAGTGTTTCTCCTAGTCTAGATTTAGCACTAAATGGTGGTCTCTTAGAGGGTAGCTGGACTGTTATTTCTGGAGATCCAAAAACTGGAAAATCGACGACCTCGATGCATATTTGCCGTAAAGCACAGGACCTTGGAAGACCAGCTATTTATGTTGACGTAGAAAGCCGCCTAAAAAAATACAACCTTGAAGGTATCAAGGGTCTTGACTTAGAGAAAATAAAAATCGTTCACGCTCCCGATGAAGGAGAGCCATTATCTGGCGAAGACTTCTTAACGATTGTGGAAAATCTCATTAGTAGGCCAGAAAATGCAGGAGCGGTCTGCGTAATAGATTCCGTTTCGTCGTTAGTGCCTCGCGGAGAATTAGATCAAGGGCCTTCTGGATCTATTCGAGCGTCTCTTCCTAAGCTTATGAGTCACTGGATTAAGAAAAACGCACAGACGGTAACAAAGAATAGAATAGTAATGATCTTGATTACGCACTATATTACTAATACATCTGGGTATGGTAAATTGAAAAATCCGGATGGTGGTCTTATGATCCAGTATCAAATGGATACTCGTCTTGATGTTCAGAAAAATGAGCCATGGGAAGAGGGCGAAAAAAAGATAGGTCAAAAAGTTTCTTGGAAAGTTTCATGTTCCTCAAACGGATCATCTGGCGTCGATTGTAATAGTTACATTCGATATGGGACTGGAATCGACGAGAAGAAAGAAATTATCGAAATGGCGGAATCTTTCGGAGTAATCGAAAAATCTGGAGCTTGGTATAACATTCCTTGCATAGAGAATAATCCTAAATTTCAAGGTCAAGCAAATCTTTATCAATATGTTGTTTCAGACGAGTCTGCATATAATCTGATTTACGCGAAAGTCAATGAGATGATGAATGATTAAAGTCACCGGATTTGATGGCAAAATACATAAATTCAACTTCTCTAAATACAGAGACAGAAAAAACAGGGCTGGAAAATCTCAATATCATATTTTTGCCAGAGAATTGATAAAAGAGACATTTCCATCCCTTTCTGTGTATGAGGAGGTCACACTTCCCGGATCAAAAAGATCTGGAGGAAAGCCTTTATATGCAGATTTTTTTATACCAAGTCGAATGATTATCATTGAGGTTCATGGAGAACAGCACTATGAATATTGTCATCTATTTCACAAAACAAAGATGAAATTTTTTGAATCTCAAAAAAGAGACCGAGACAAAATAGAGTGGTGTGAAATAAATAATATTCAATATCTTGAACTAAGATACAATGAAAGAGACTTATGGAAGTCGAAGATTTATTATCTGAGGTAGCTTCAGTCAAAGAGTTCAATCAGTGGCTTACTAAAGTTTCTGAGGGCGTAATGTCGCCAAAATTCATAAAAAGTGATGAGGTAGAAAGTTGCCTTAATTTAGAACTTGATGAACTTCTTGAAATGCCGTATGATAAATGTTACGCCTATAGTATACTGCTTCTTGACTATGCGGCTTTTTTGCAAACAAAAACAGAGAGATTGAAGTCTCTTAAATGTTATGCTGAGAGCACTATTGACAGATATTTATCTGCCCATTGGTCAAACTTTTATGCTGGTGAATATTGCCCTCAGAACATAAAAAGGCAAGCGATAATTAAAACTAGCGAAATGGCGACTCTCTTAGAAAAGTGTCGAGTGAGACTTGGCTCTGTTGTTGCTGAGAACGAGCAACTATGCCAAGATCTACGGAAAAGATCGAATTTGTTTAGTGATTATGCAAGGAGAAAACAGTGAACATTAAGAGTTTATTTGACGGAATTCAAGATAGGCTAAGGCAAGCAGTAAAGGAAAGAAGTTGGACCCTTGTAGAACAAGTCCTTCGGGATATTGGTGGAGATGACGATTTTGTAGCATCACCTCCCGCATATAGGGACGAGATTCCGGCTCGCCAAAATAAAGAAAACTTTCTTTCTACAGTAAAGAAAGAAGTGCCTACAGCGGCTCGTAAATCTGGAAAAAACAAATTCAGTCCAGATGACTACAAAGATTATACAAATGATCTCGAAAAGCATATTAATGACAACGTGGCTCGAACTCCTAGAAGAACGCCCTATACTCCTCTTACTGTCACCTGTTTGTCTTGCTCAAAGACTATGCAAGTGAATCCAGCCTTAGTGAGTGATCGAAGTAGTTACACTTGTGATAGGTGCATTTCTAAGAGAGTTAGCTAGGAAACAAAATGTCAGAGAAAAAGCAGTTAGAAAATTTAGCATCAGAGAGAGCGGTACTTGCTGGAATTTGTCAGCATGGCGAAGATGCTTGGTTTGATGTTGATGGTCTTGTCGAGGAAAGAACTTTCACCCTTGATATAAATAGAGTAATATTTTCCTGCCTCAAGAATGTCATTAACAACAAGCAAAAAATTGATTTTTCAAGCATCCTATCTTCTGCCTCAAGCCTGTTTTTAAACGAAATCATTTCAGAAGAAAAAAATCTAAAGCATCTTCATGGAATTTTAGAAACAAAAACAAAGCTTGAAAATGTAAGAACTCACGCTCAGAAAATACGACGATTACAATTTGCAAGACATCTACAGAATTCTCTAAGAGATATTTATAGAGACATTGATAAAATTTCTGGAGAAGAGACTCTTACCCATATTTTATCACTTGCGGAAAAACCAATCGAGGAAATATGCCTTACATACATCAGGGAAGATGAAGCATCGCCAAAAAAAATTGGAGAATCCATTGATGAATACTTGGAACATATACAAAACAATAATGGTAAAAGCCTTGGTATATCTAGCGGCTATCCTTCATATGACAAAGCTATTGGAGGTGGGTTCCGTCGTAAATGCGTGGATCTAGTAGCCGCTAGGCCTAAGTGCGGGAAAAGCTGCTTAGCAGATAATGTCGCTTTGCATATCGCCGGATCTCAAAATATTCCAGTTCTGATGCTTGATACGGAAATGTCAACAGAGGATCACTGGAACAGAATTCTAGCAAATCTTAGTGGAATTGAAATTAATGAAATTGCGTCTGGGGCTTTTCAGAAAGATCCAGAAAAGGTTGATAGAGTCAAAAGAGCGGCTAGCCAGATCAAGTCTATTCCATACCATTATATGTCGATTGCGGGAAGGCCCTTTGAAGAAACACTTTCTATCGCTCGTCGATGGCTTATTAAGCATGTTGGATATGATGAAGGCGGAAGATTAAAAGACTGTCTCATTATTTATGACTACCTAAAATTAATGACTTCAGAGTCCATCAACAATAATCTCGCCGAATTTCAGGTTCTTGGTTTTCAGATTACCCAACTCCATAATTTCTGCGTAGAGAATGATTGTCCTTGTCTATCATTTGTCCAGCTAAATCGAGACGGTATCACCAAGGAGTCTACCGACGTTGCTGCCGGTTCTGATAGATTAATTTGGCTCTGCACCTCGTTTTCGATTTTTAAAGACAAGACCGAAGATGAAATCTCTGCTGATGGTAGAAAAAATGGTAACAAAAAGCTTATACCTATTGTGTCTCGGCATGGGCCGGGAATGGAGGACGAGGGATATATTTGTCTTGCTATGAGTGGATCAATCGCGAAAATTAAAGAAATTGGAACAAGCCGAAGGCTCAAGAAAAATGCAAAAGACGACTCCCAAGGTTTCCCAGACTCAGAAGATGTTCGACCTGAAGATGAAGGTCATGGAGAAAATACACGAACTACTAGACTATTTTGATATTTCTGAATA